TCGTTCAGTAGTCTTCCACGATTGTTGCTCTTTGGCATTTGATCTCCTACCCTACATAGGTATGTATGGCATACAAAGGAAAGTACACACCGGCTAATACTTCCAAGTATCGTGGAGACTCCACGAACATCATCTATCGCAGTCTATTGGAACGCCGATTCATGGTGTATTGCGACATCAATTCAACGGTTAAGTGGTGGGCGTCCGAGGAACTGTACATCCCTTATGTATCCCCGATAGATGGCAAGTGGCATAGATACTTTGTCGATTTTGTAATAGGCATAGACGATGGTAGGGATAGCGAGCAAACCATCATGGTTGAGATCAAACCCTACAGACAATGTGTTGCTCCAAAGATACGGGTATTTGAAAGCAAAGTGGATCGCCGTAAACGAGACTACCGAGACTATGCGCGAAGCGTGAAAGATTGGGGTATCAACTCTGCGAAATGGGCAGCAGCAAATCGGTACTGCAAGGATCGTGGTTGGGTGTTCAAGATCATCACTGATAAGGATCTGAAACCATAATGGCAAAGAAGCAAGACATATACGAGCAACTATACAACGAATACACCGATGCGCTCAAGAAAGACAAGAGCATCGAAGCGGCCATGATTTGGTTCTACCGAGAGATCCGAACATTGTATGGAACAACAACCAAGTCGCTTGTTCCGTTTCGTACAGCCATAGAAGGTACTACCAAGATCAGTCCTGAAGATATGGGGGTCGGAAGACTGTATATGTTTGAATACAGAGCAAGCAAAGTCGAAGAGTATTATGATCGGTTTCCTGTGGTGCTACCATTCACAATCAAGAGCAATCATATCGTGGGATTCAATTTTCACTATCTGCCAATGAGATATCGCCTGCTTGCGATAGCAGAGATGCTGTATAAAACTGATCCACGATTTCCACCGAAGGAGAATCACATATGTAAAATGGACTACGATTACATCAATGGAACCACACTAAACTTTATGCGAGTTGCTGTACGAACATACAAACTCAGACGCATTCGATCTGTGGTTGGTGAGATTCCGACAAAGGGATGGATCACCGCATCTTTGCTTCCTGTTGCACACTATCGTGGTGCAATCAGAACACAGAATGCAGTAAATGAAGAAATGCTCAAGCAAATCAAGAATCTGTAAGGAGACATCATGCGGATAGACAAGTTCATTGCAGCATTATCAAAGTTTAAGCCATTAGATGTTACTCGATGGGGACTTTTCATTGGTAGGCCTGGAATAGACAACGAACGCTTGAACCTAACTGTTCGGAGTGTATCTGTGCCTGGTAGAAAACTGTCAGGGAACGATCTGCAAATATACGGCCCGAAACGAACCATTGCAGCAAGAGAAGAGTTCTCAGACGATCTTACTATGGAATTCTTATTGGGACAGGACGGATACGAGCGTGATCTGTTCAATAAGTGGATGAATCAGGTGGTTGATCCCAAAAGTGGAAATCCAAACTACTATGTGAACTATGTGTGTGATCTTGGGTTACAGCAGTATGACAAGAAAGGAGTACTGCGATATGCCTGGAAATTCTACGAGATATACCCCACCGAGATTGAATCCATAGACTTTGCAAACGAGGCTAAAGAGGATGCATTTGTCACGGTGAATGTCAAGTTCGCTTACAAGAACTTTCTGGCATCTGGAGTTGTTCCATTGGAAGAAGTCCAAGATAAAATCGAACAGATGCGTATACAGCCAAGTCGTGGTGGGAGTGGAATCTCTCTTCCAGACTTGGGATCACTTCTATGAGGCAGCATACATAACATGAGTCGCATTATCGCAATGCGTGATTGACGAATCACTAACAGGAGAATAGCATGGCATTACCAATTATTGGCACACCAACATACGAAACGAAACTCATCTCGACTGGCAAATCTGTCAAGTTCAGACCATTCTTGGTGAAGGAAGAGAAGATTCTACTGATGGCACTAGAGTCCAAAAAGGACAAAGAAACCATCGGTGCCCTCCGAACCATCATCAACAACTGCGTTCAAACGCCAGGATTTGATGTAGACGAATTGCCGCTATTCGATATTGAATGGCTGTTCTTGCAACTACGATCCAAGTCAGTTGGAAACACTGTGGAACCTATAGTGAAACTGGACTGCGGTGCAGAAGTCAAGGTGCCCCTGAATCTAGATGATGTGCGACCAAAGATCACCGAGGAGCATACCAATACCATCACGGTGTTTGAAGACAAGAAGCGCAAGGTGGGAGTCATCATGCGTTATCCGAAACTAGACTTAGCAACTCGTATGTCAGGCAAGGGTGCAAAGACAGGCGACTTAAGTAAAGATCCAATGCTTGCTTTCGAGGTAATCAAGGAGTGTGTGGAGTACATCTTTGAAAATGAAGAGATGCACGCTGCTGAAGATGTTGGAGCGAAAGAGATCGACTCGTTCTTGGAGTCTCTGACTCAAGAACAGTTCGTAAAGATCACATCGTTCTTTGAGACTATGCCAAAACTAGAGCATGAAACGGAAATCTTCAATCCCTGCACGGAACAGAAGCAGTTGGTTGTTCTAAAGGGACTCCAAGATTTTTTCCGATCCTCCTCTGCCACGACAGCATCGTAAACATGATGCACACGAACTTTCAACTCATACAGCATCACAAGTACTCGCTGACTGAGTTGGAAGAAATGATGCCGTGGGAGAGGGCGATCTATGTACACTTGTTGGTTGAGTGGGTGAAAAAAGAGAATGAGCGCATCAAGAAGGAGAACGATCAGATGAAGGCTCAGGCTGCCAAGGCTAAATCAGCAGGCAGAGTTTCTAGACCCACAAGACGAACAAGGTAAGTAAATGCCTCCTAATCCAAACCAACCACTAGATGTCATACCATTAGCAGACAGTTTCCTGCGCGCCATGCAGTCAACTGAGACTATGAACAAAGCGATAAGTGACGCAGGAAGTAGTATCAAGACATTCCGTATTGGTTTGGAACGCGCTGAACCTCTGAGACAGATCGCAGATACTGTTACCGATGTGTTGAAGAAACAAGCAGTACGAGATGCTGCTGCTCAATTCCGAGCAGCAGGCAAAGGCAAACTAGACGAAGCAACCAAGAATCAAATCAAAGAAACATTCGATGTTGCTGCGGAAGCATTGCGCGATGGTACAGACGACGCTTTCGGCAGAGCCTTGAAAACTCTTGAGATCAGAGAAGAGTATGCCAGACGATTGCAAGATGAAACGCAGAAGCGAATCATTCTTGACAACATCAAAGCATCTCGCAAGTTGCTGAAAGAGCAGTCCAAAAACTCAGTTGGATTCTTTGGCGAAACGCTGGAGGACATCCGCTCAAACTATCTGATGCCGTTCATAGACAAGTTGGACAGCAACTTCTTTGGTAGAATGCTGAAGAGATTTGCCACAGATAGACTGGCGGAGATCCGCACCGCAGCAGATGAGCGAGCGAAACAAGCAGAAGTCCAAGCAAGAAGAGACAGAGACGGCTATGAGGCTGAAGTGGAAGCATCCAACGCTGCACAAAACATCCGTATCGCTCAGGATGCAGAGGCTGCTAACCTAGTTCAAGAGCGAATGAAAACAGAACTGGAACTTGCCAAGTTCAGCGGAGATATGGTAAAGGTACAACAGATACAAGTAGAGCAAGAAAAGATTGCCGCAGCAGCAGAGGCCAAAGCAAATCAAGAGAAACTGGTTAGTGCTGCCAAAGAAGAACTGGTCGCCGCTAAAATCAGCAAAGATGAACAGCGAATTGCTGAAGCAGAAGCAAAGATGCAAACCGAGTTGGCTAAAAGACAGACCTCCGAAGATGAGTTTCAGCGAACAGTCAGATCGGGTGCTGCTAAGGCTGGCGTAAGCGATGCAGATGTGGACAAAGCATTCGTAGAGGCCAGAAATAGAGCCATTGACTCGTTGCTTGATGAAAGCGCACAAGGAAACGAAAAGGTCAAGAAACTGTATGAAGACATTCAGCAGGCTTTACTAGCAAATCCCGAGTTGAGTCAAGAACAGGTGTTCCGCAATCTGCAAGTGAACAGTGGTATGGGAATCAATGCTGACCTGACGAGTGAAATAGCCAAAGGCCGTCTAGCGTTTGATGCGGAAGGAAAATTG